AAAAATTTGCAGAGGTAGTAGTAAGTGTAGGTGAAGTCGAACCCGGCTGGATAGGCCACCACCGTTGGTGTGCTTCGCAATGCACCAGACCATTTCTGGACTCTGGCTCTGAAACCTTCCATTGCGGTGACGGCATCAACACGTTCAACCATCATACTCGCCCAAAGGCCAGGACGCTTTAATTCTTGTTCGTCCCACCACTTCATCGTTGCCGGGTCGGGCACTGCGCCTGGAATCGGTAAGATGTTGACGAGGTATTCATCAAGCACTTTGCCTGTGTGGTCGTAGAAGACCGCACCGAATTGCAACATGCTGTTTACGCCGGGGCACGGCCCATCGGCTTCTACATCAACACTGATGTAGTATTCTTTTATCCTTTTTCCCATGCCCTATTATACCACAAATTCTGGAAGGTCTTGTTTGAGGTCTTCAATAGCTCCCCAAATGGATTGACCATCTTCGACTTTTTGGTAAATGAGACCGACAACATTACCAAAGGCTGGATGCCCGCCGTCCATGTGCATGAGCAATTCCGTCACGATGTCGTTGTGGAGCTTGAGGTCTGTGCCTTCGTTGAGACACAAGTGGATCATGTGCTCACGCTTCTCTTCGTAGGTGCGCTCCCGCATCATCTCCGCAATGCGTTCTTCATCTAAGCCAAGCATTTCACGAATGGCTTTCTGACTGATGGCGTCGGCCTGGAGAAGCTGAATGATGGCTTCGAGTTGATCTTTTCTATCGGCGCTAACGAATGAGTCCAGGGAATGCTGCATTTGCAATTTCTTTCGTCATTCCATATTTTGACAAATCCTTCTTGAGCACGTCAACCAGCGCAACCGCATCGGACGGATCGATGGATTCCAAAATCTGTTCGAGAATTGCCTTCTTTCTAGCTGCTCTAACTTCCTTGTAAGATTCCAGGAAGATATAAAGACGGCGATATTCGACAAATAGGGAATTGGAAGCGTAGCCGTCGTCTTCGGCGTTTTCTTTATACGACGGAATCTCTACATCGAATTTGACAGAGGGATCTAGACCAGCCAGCAAGAGCTTCCGCACCATTACATCGTTCGGATGGCTTCTGAGGATCATCACCTTTTCCTGAAGGGTTTCGGCCTGTGCGACAGCCTTGAGCATTTCAGCAAATAATTTACGCATGTTCTTTCATTCCGATAAAGTCGTCAGGATTGAGAATCCTATCGACCGCTTTTGGTACGCTACAACCGTACTGTTCGATATGTAGCGCCGCACGTTTCAAAGTATCCTCATACTTGGCCTGAGTTAGAGAATAATTTTTACTAAGCTCATGTCTGATCTCATGGCGAATCATATCACGCCACATGGATAAGATAGGTGGAGCGCTCTTGCCAGCAAGCTCGACCATACTTTCAAACGTCACCATCCTAAAATTCCCTCATTCGCATCTTGATGAGGTAGGCGTAGATCATGTCCCGTGCGCCCACAGGCGGAATCCTGAATTCTTCCAGGATGGCTTCTTCCACGTCAGCGGGGATTTCGGACAGGTCTACGAGCTTCTTGTTCCGGTAGTAGTTCTTTAAGATCTGTTCATCCTTGCAGAACTCTTCCGGCGTCTGTGTGTACCAGACATCGACCTTAGCCTGATAGACCGAAGTCTGTCGCACTCCACTAACAAGACAGTCGTCCGCACTCAGGATGTTCGGAACGCCGTCGCCTTTGTCGCCGTTGACAATGTGCTCGAACAAAAATTTTTTCGGATCTTCTGGCGTCAGAAACTTGTCTTGGATCGGGCCGTACTGTGTGACGTTCGGATAGACCTGAAGCTGCTGGAAATCCTTGTCTCCAGATACGATTAGAATGTTTTCTTGATCGTGATAATGCTTCGTGATTACGCCAATGATATCGTCCGCTTCGGCGTTGTGAACATTTACGACCTTGTAGTGGAAGTTCTCTCGGATCTCTTCACGCAGTTGATCCAGGATTTCAAACACCTTGTCCCAATCGATGTCAGGACTCTTACGGTCCTTCTTACGATTGGCTTTGTAGTGAGGAAACGCCTGTTTGCGCCAGTAATTGATGTTATCGGTACAGATGACAATGCGACCGTATCTCTTGCCGAATGTCTTACTGATGCGCCTGATCGAATTGAGGATCATGTGACGAAGCATGTTGGCATTTACTTCGTTGGCGTCCTCAAACACTTCTTCCCCTGTGTCCGGGTCGAAGTGCCTTGGCCGGTCCTTGCGATCCTGCTTTAGTAACTGGTGGAGATTGCTGATGGCAACCTGAGAAAAGTCAATCAAAATCACGAGACCATTATGGCACGGATTCCGATTTTGTCTACTCTACCACGAATTGATGAAGCGGATGACTTTGATGTCGGATGACAGCTTGCGGAGGTCCACTTCGATTCCTTCTTGAGTATCGTGTTCTTCGGATCGCCACTCCTGCACTGGCCCCTTTTCGGACGGCGATAGGCGCACCACAACACCGGCTTCATCGGGACGTTCGCCGCCGAAGAACTTGTCAACTTCCTTCGGGATCGGAACACCGGCTTCCTCGCAGGCTTGGTACGCCTTCAACATTTTTCTGAATTCGGCGTCGGGCGGCTTGATGCCCACAACGTAAGAATGCATTCCCATTACGATTCTCCCTGGATTCCGTTGCGGCAGAGCGCCTGTAGAGTGCGGTTTCCTTGCGTTGGGAAGGCCGCAGACGGCACGTAGACGCCAGCCGGTAGCTTGGACTCGTCCGCAAACGGGATGGCGTATTTGCGCTTGCAGGTCGGGCAAACGCTGAATTGATCGCCACGCTCGTATTTCGGCGCACGGTGAAAGAAGCAGCACCAGTAGACGCCCAACTTGTCGAGTGTTTCATTCAGCCGGGTCTCTTTCTTTTCGAGCATCGGCACCGGATGATCGAGATCCACGTCCAGTTGCTCCGTAATGTGCGCCAGCGCCAGTTCACGAAGAAGCGACAACTCTTTGGCACGCATCCGCACTTGTGCCCAACGTTCTCGAACCTTCCACGGCGGTGTTTCACGCACGACCAGATGGGCGTCGTTTTCGGAGCCTCCCTCCCATCTGTCGAATTCGGTACAGTCGAAATCCATTGTGGCTGTTTCCATAGATGTACCTATCGTATCATCCGAGATGTTCCGCTGTCAAGAGTTTTTATAAAGCCCGCAAAATCATCGTGTCTCGATTCAGACGAGGGCCGATTTCTTGAGGCACCGCCCGGATCGCATCCCAAAATTTCTGCATTTCGGAAGGAGTTTTCGACATGAAATCATGAAGTTGCTGTTTCGGTTTACGGATGGTCTTCATCATCGAGCGCTTCTCATCGTAGTTCAAAACGCTGATGCCTTTGACCGATAGGCCGTCGTCGGATTTGGCATAATAGCAGCCGAGTTTGCGGTTCTTTGCGTTGTAGACCCACAACACCTTTGCGCCGACCAACTCTGTCGCTTTGAGAGTCGAGATTCCACTCTCATCGTCCCTTTCGAGCAAAATCACTTTCTTGACAATTTGTTCTGGAGCCTTTTTCCGCACCTTGCGTTTTCCGGCTGCACGAATCTTGCCCTTTGCGGAGTCGTCGTGCTTCAGTGTCTTGAGATTTTTGAAGAGGGAGACAGCCAGCTTCATCTGGCCCTTGTCGTAATTCGAATAGGCTTCAATGAAAAACTTGTCGCCCGCTAGTGCCTCTTTGAGATCTTCCAGGCTACGGCTGTATTGATTGTTGAGGGCCTTGATTTCTTCTTTGGAGAGTTTACGAAGCTGTTCGGTGAGAGAAACGTCGAACGCCTTCAGCTTGCGGGTGCGAATGCGTTCGAGCAGGGTATCGACGTGCATGAGAGCAAGAGTCAACGGGCTGTTGTCCGCATGGAACAGCCTCTCTTGCTTCGGCTTGTCTTTCGTTTTCATTCAGTGACTATGGTACTAGACTTTTGATTTCTGTCAACAGTATCTATCCATTTCATCACTTCATCCGCCTTCCGGTGATACGAGGCATGAACGTTGTACACTCGTATTTTTTGTGCTGCCGTCTTGCCCTTGTACGGTCCTAGTGTCAAGGCCCGACCAACACGGCGGATTCCTTCTTCGATTGTTTTGAATATGGCTCTACCGGAATTCCAACCGAAGATGTTGTTATTCCGATGTACCCTGCCGCCGCCAGACTCGATGAAGGCAAAGGTTGGAAGTAAGCGCCAATCCAGATCGTTTTCGTCTGCCACTTGGACAAACAGTTTAGCGTACTTGGCTCCCGGCGACTTGTGCTTGGTGAAGAAGAGACGAATCTTTTCTACACGTGGGTCCGCATCACCAAAGTCCAACTTTCGAGGGACTTCAGCCAAGATAGGTTCAACATGTTGCGTTTTAAGCGCACATACTAAAGCGGTCTCATAACAGATCGTTGCATCAAGAGAGTGCTGTGGGGAAGCGACCTCCAATCGCTGTTCACAATTCCCCGCACAAACTTCATAATCATTATGAGCACCAGCGGTGAGCGTGCCGTATGCCAAAAACAAAAGGCACACGACACGAAGCATCGTTCGTGTCATTATATTATTTAGTCCTTTGTGAGAGAGTTGGGCCTCTTTAGTGGAGATAATAAAGAGACGCTATTTATACTTAGCCTGCTTCCTTTCTAGGCAGCTTGACTTATTTCTTCGGCGTCGTAATGGGCGTACAGAGCTTCCAGTGCTTCGCACAGCTTAGTGAAGTTTGTTCTGGATTCGTAGACCCTGCGGGCTAGTTCATCAACCGCAAGTAGCTCGGTGTGGGTGTTAGTGTCGGTTTTCATGTGTCCTTCCTTTCCTTTTGGGTTAGTACAGTTCCATGAACAATCTCCACTGTTCATCAAACTTGTGGTGGTAGCCGGTTAGGGAATCGAACCCTACTAAACTTGCTTGTAAGGCAAGCGCCTCAACCAGTCGGACCTACCGGCTATAAAACGTCTGTGATCCTGTCAGTGCGAACGGAACGCCAATCGTTGTCGTCTACGTCCCACAGAGTGACCACATTGTCGTGTTGCTTCGACGGCTCTGCCGCCTCGGTTCTGTTCCGATATTTAGCGGGCAGGTATTCCTCTAACAACGTTCCACGCAAGGTGCGGCTCTCTCCCGTGGCCTTGCGAAACTTCACTTCTACAATCCTGTTCTTCAGCATTTCCAACAGGGTTGCCCTGTTGTAGCCGACGTTTTCTGTAAGCATGAAACTATTGTCCCACGCTTTTGGAATTCGTCAACGTACAACTATAGTATAGCAGAAACCGGATGCCGGTTCAAGCGAGGAAATGCGGAGATAGATGTATCAGTGTGTTAGTCTTTGTCGAAGATAGGGTGAGACCATTCATGCCACAGCTTTTGAACTGTAGCGGGCTTGATCCAGGCGAAGAACTGTTCCCCCGCCTTTACTGGAGCATCCAGGTAAGGATCAACGATGGCGACGGTCTTCGCTCTTGCCTTGCCCGCCACGAAGATGTCGCCTTTCTTCTTCAGGCTGATCTTCTCGCCGGGATTCAAATCGACAAGAGCCACCACCGGCATAATCGGGACATGGATGGCGTCCCGATTGTAGGTGATAGTTGGAGATAGAAGTTTTCCGATAAGCGGTTTACTCATCGTCTTCGTCGCTTTCTTCGAAGTCCGGGCATTCTCTGCAACTGGTGTTCGTGCAGTCGCCGTCATTCATCGGCTCACCGCATTCGTAACACTCTTCGTAGTCCGGGTTTTCGCAGCATGAAGGATTCGTGCATTTGCCATCCGTCTGCATTTCATTGCATTCGTCGCACGCCTCTTCTTTGTAGATGCCGTATGCCTTCTGAATCAGCTTGACCGCCAAATTGAAAGCGTCTGGAGCAACATCCGACGTGCAACAGTAGTCGTCCCAAGGGAGACCGCTGTCGTCGTAGTTTTCGTTCAGGTAATCGACAAGTGCTTGTGCCTGTTCGGGAGTTAGTTCTGGCAGTTCAATTTTTTTCTTTGGCATGTGATCTCACAACTTCTTTTGCTTTTTGGAGCGCAGCGATGAAGGCGTCCACTTCTTCACTATCTAGTCGAAACGTCTCGGCTGTTATTGGACGGCCACCAGCCAACTGGAAGCGAATCATTCCAACGGAAACTCCTACTTCGAGCGACCGTTGTCCCTCGACCAGATCATTGAAGGAATCAATAGATACGTCCATTCACCACTACCTCGATTTTGTGCTGGCTTGCCAATTCCTTCAATTCTTTGCAGATCTTTGAGTACTTTCGCTGTGAGGTTTCGATTCGTTTACGGTGGCGGATTTCTGCCTCTTTTAGTCTTTCCTCTCGGAGCTTTCTAGCAGCGGCTTCTTCACGTTCCATTGCCGCTCTTAGCGCTGCTAGAACGGGACGTTTTTTGTGAACTTGCCACCAGTGGCGTCGTCCTTCGGATCGACCGTGCCCTTACCGGCGACGATGGTATCCTTGATAATGGAGACCGTGCGAAACACCGTGTGCTTCTCGCCATCTTTGGTCGGCGTCTGACGGGTCGGCGTTGCGTGCATGGCGAAGCAAGTGCCAAGTTCAATGACGCCTTCCAACTTTTCGACCTTCTCGTAAAAGAAGCCGACGTTGCCGTTTCGGTCATGGACTTCAAACAGCGTGCCGCCACGGGTCGGATCGTTTGCGCCAACACGCACCAGCTTGACGAAGAAACGATCTTCCTCGTTGAGCTTGCCCATGTAGTTGCCCGGTTTGATGACCTTGGCTTGGCTGTTCAGAGCGTTCAGCTTCTTTGGCTTCGGCGGCTTCAGCTTGCTGTATAGATTCGGCATCGCCACGGCAAACGGAAACGTAGCCGTCGTCAACTCTTCGCTCTTGGCGACTTCGGCACATGTCTTGTAGACAGAGCCATCCGGCAAGGCGAGGATGTCTTTGTAGTTCGGCATCGTTTCCAGGCTGCGGAAAAAGCCGATCATCTCGTCTGCAAACTGGTAAAATTCCGGCTCCAAGTTCGTTGGGTTCGGCGTGCGCTTCAGCGTTGCCAAAACTTTCGTCTGTGTATTGGTCGTCGCATTCCGTGTGGGAGCGATGTAGCCGTTGTCGGCATGGATCGTCGCCAGCGTTGTTGCCACTACGGTACGCAATGATGATGTCATAGCCATCAGAAATTCACCTTTACTACCTTCAAAGTTCCGTCCTCTTTTACTTCTATCACATTGTTCAGATGCGTGTCAATGCAATAGTTGTAGCTGTTCGGACCCTGCTTGATTCGTACGTTCGGAGCGTAGCTGTGTCCGACGATTTGATTCAATCCCTCGATGGGCGTGAATTCCGTCTGCCAATCGAGCCAGACCAAACCGCCAACATTGGCGATTCCGCCCCTTCCACGACCCCATGCTAAGTAGTCGGAAATCGCTCCACCGTAACGCAATTGCTCCATTGCGATTTCAGTTTTCTCTTGCAGCCACGCTTTGTCAGGCCCGAGAACTGGATTCAGTAGCCGGGGATGAATACCTGCATGAGAAATCATCCACTCCTGCGGTTGAACAGAATTGCCAGGATCGAGCGTGCCGTAAGGCCCTAGCCAATGAATCAGTTTGAAATTTTTCCAGTGCTGGTCGTTCAGATATTTTTGAACGATCTCCAGTTTGTTCTTGTCGAAACCGGAGCACTCGAACGCCTTGTAGAAGGCGTAGCCAAGATCGTGATTGCCCCACAGAAAAATGTATTTTGGATTTGCCAAATTCTCTGCCAGCCACTTCACGATTTCCCACGTCTGCCACGTCAGACCATCGAACGTGTCCATGAAGTCGCCAAGAAACACGACCCAATCCACGTGCTTGTAGAAGCGCAGAATCATCGTCAGCTTCACGAATTGCTCGTGAACATCCGGGATGATGAGGCCAATCGTTCTGTTTATCTTTTTCGGCAAATGGGACACTTCACTTTTAACACGTTGAAGACGAGGCCACAATGCCTACATCTCCTGTGCCAAATCGGAGGGTGTGGAAGTTCGTCTACAACTTCCTCGATTCCCTCATCAAGCGGTTCAATCTCTGTTTCTTCGATACTGCCGATCTCCAAAGCGTGTCTCTCTCGCATTCGAGCCTCTTCATTTTCGGAAGAACTGTATTATACCACTCGTCTTGCTCTTCGTCACGTCGATACTTGTATCCGGCCTTTCCGCCACGCACGTAGGCGATCACGAGCGACACGATCCAGGCTGCACACAGCAAAATTCCAGTTTTCATCATAGCACATTTTCCGGCATTGACAACGCACGGTTCCAATGTTAATATATCTATTGTGACGACGGTGAAGTTCGGAAGCAAAGAGCATGTGTACCATACGGTTGCAAAAGCTCTGAACAATGACTTCCGATCCGTTTTGCACGCAACGGTGACCGAAGTTGGTATTTGTATTGCGGCAAAAATGCCGTTGAATTATCGCCGCCTCGTGGCGAACATTGAAACGTCACGTGCGGTCGAAGGGAAGCGTCTCACCGTCACCCTGTGCGACAGTGGCTTCATCTGCATTCGTTAGGGCTTGTGCCAGTGGTTGATTTTATCGACTAGCCAATGAATGCCGTTGATCTGAGCCAGCAACATGCACTCGCCTACGTTCATATCCGGGCGTCCATTTTCAAAACGGAAAAAGAAAAACCACTTCACTGAGCCGTCTTCCTGAATTTCGTAAGGATGGCCGGTGTCGTCATCGTACAGTGGAATGTAGATGCCTGAAGTTCTCATTGAAAATGTCTCAGGCTTAAACTTTACACCAAGTTTCTGTAGGTGATCTCTCAGCGCTTTTGCTGCTTTGTAAGTTGCAAGAATCGGCATGTTAGTTCTCCTTCTTCACCGGATGCTTACGGCACGGATTTTCTCCGTTCCTTGTCATCGTGCGCCACAGACAGCCCTTCACCTTGCAGTAATTCTCCGGGTGAGCTTCTTTGTCCAGACGGACCTTCTTTGCTACTGATCCGTGGCTGCTTTCCTCGACTGGTTGTTTCTCTTCGGCTCCAGGCATCAGCTTTGCGATACGAGGTTTGAAAATTTTTTGTTCGCCCCGATCTGTCTGTGCGACCGGCTGACCGTTTTCGTCAGTGTCGAAACCATCAATCGTGCATCTCTTGTTCTTGAACTTTCCTGCAAGTAGAACATCACCTTTCTCCAGAGTAGGAAGGTCCAGAGAATCGCTCTCCTTCTGGACGGCTTCAATGAGCTTCTTTGTCTTCTTCGGATCGGCCAATACCTTCTTCAAGTTTTCAACCAGAGACTTGTCTTTCTTTTGATAGAGAGTTTCTACCATGATCTTGCCAGCCTTCTGATTGTAATGCTCTGCGGCCATTGTCACCAAGGCACTCAATGACTCCATGCGTTTCGGATCTTCAAGGGCGGTCTTTTCGTTCAGGCGGGCCTTTCGCATCGTCACCGTGACGTTGCCTTTACCGTGCGTGCGCTCCTGCTCGTTTATCATCTTGGCAATATGCTCTAACATTGGACCCATTCTGGTTCCAGAAACCGATTGAGTAACAATGCGCTTGCCGTTGGCATTCAAGTCGTAGAGAAATCCGAAGTCATTCATTTTGTTGGCCCTTACTCCGTATTTATCCTTTCTCATAGCCGTATTTGCAGATGAAAAAGCTATCTACCAAGTCGCCTACAGGACTACCAACTTCTTCGGCATCTGGTTGATACAATGGCATCAGTTTGACGCCGGTCTCTTTGACGAAGGCTTCGTACATTTGATCTTTCGTGCCAACACCTTTGCCTCTGGCAAATTTTTTGACGACGGTCGGCGGAAGGAGATTGAGAGGCACACCCAATTTGAAGAGCTTGTTCTTTACGAG